ATGGCTTAGTTGCAGCACAATGTATTATTATTGAATCTGTTTTTTTTCTTAACTCCATACAGCACTCCTTCTAGGCACTATTCTACACTTTTTTTGTTCTAAGTCTACACTCAAAATTTGAACTCTTTGATCTTTGATCCTCGGCACTCTAGAAATAATACTTCCATCCTTTCTACGACCTACATGTTTTACATCAAAATAAGAGCTTTTTAAAGTCTTAGGATCTACTGCAATAATATCTATAGGTGATTGAGTTTGACAACCTTTATATACATAGTAACCTTGTTCTTGTAACCAGACTACCGCTAAATTTTCACAAAGACAACCTTTATTTTTTTTAATCACGCACTTAATAAATGAAGCAACGCTGTGGCTAGGCCAGTTATAATAAGGCCCGCTGCTCCAATTAATATTTTCTCCAATCTAGCAATTTGATTTGCTAATCCTTCTATTTTATCGTGAGTTTGTTTTTGCATTATACGACATAACTTTTCGTGACTATCTAATCTAGTGTGAGCTTCTTGTGCTGTACTATTTTTCAAGTTTCTTTTCAAATTCTTCTCTTTCATAATCTTTGTCTTGAATTTTACCACCTAATTTAAAGGCTCTAATTAATTTTTCTATTTTAGGAGTTAAATTTTTATCTAAGTATTTAGGTATAGTTGCACCTGTTTTTCCAATAATTTTATTAACAACTGCATCTATTGGTGTAAATACATCTGGTGAACCTGGAGGAACATCTTGTCCTTGAACTGTTTCTGTAATTTTATCTTCCATATATTCTTTAGCATATAATGGATTACTTTTTAAATCGTATAATTTTCTAGGTGGTTGTAAAGCTTGTAACACTCTTTTAAAAAGAGCTTTATCTTTAGGTTTTTTACTTTTACCAAGAGTATCTAACCATCTTGGATAATTACCAGCTAGATATTGTTTTTTTACTCCTTCTGTAAATAACCTATAATCACTTAATAATCTAAGGCTATCTCCGCCTAAATTCATACCATCGTATATACGACCTAATCTATTAACAATTAATCTTTTGTGGTTTAGAGGACCAGCAAAAATATCTATAAATAAACCTGCTTTATTTGCTGCTGCAGTTAAACCTTCTTTACCTGCTCCTGCTAATTCTGGTTCTTGAACTAATTTTAAAACTTTTGCAATTTTTCTATATGAATCTACAAACTCTTTACCATATAAACTATTTAAAACACCATTATTTTCAGTTAAAAAATCATCTAATAAATTTCCATTAAGACCTCTATAATTAGTACCTGGTACTTTAGTCTTAACACTATTCATCATCTTTTGTAAATAAAGTTTTCTTATATCAGTTGTTAATTGATTTGATTGTCTTGATAATCTTTTTATTAAAGGAGTAATATCAAATCTATCTCCTAATCTAAATATTTCATCTGCTATAGCAGTACCTGTTCCTTTATCTAAAAGATTAACATTTAAAGATGGTAATTCTTTTGAAACTGTGTTTACTATATCAGCGTTTTGTTTTACTAAATTGTCATACAATTCTACTACTGTTTGATTACTTTTAGAAAATTTTTCATATAAATCATCACCTAAAATTAATCTGTAATTTTTTCCATACTTATCAATAAAAGCTTTATGTGTCATTTTACCTTTTTCACCAACAGCTTTAGGTAAAACATTGTCATAATAATGTTGATATAAAGAACCTTTAATTTTATTTAATTGTGAAAAATTAAATTGTTTCATATTTATTAAATTACCTAATCTTTCAGCATTATTTAAACCTTCTTTACCAGAATCAATCATTTGATCAAATACACTTTTACCAGTACCAGTAAGAGAAGCTTTCCTTACTACTTGTGGCTTAGGACCATATCCAATTTCATCTGCTAATCTACTTAAAAAACTATTTTTATAATTAAATAATAAATCATCATATTCATCTATTAAAGCTTTTGTGTTTTTATTACCTGAAACAGCATCATCTATTGCATCATCAAAAACTCCTTTTAATTTTCTTACAGCATCTGCTGAACCTTTTGGTAACATCTCTGCTTGATCTAAATTTCTTAAAGCTCGTCTAATTGCTAAAGCATTATTAAAACTTAAATTTTCCATGCTGTTAACACCGCCTTTTAAAATTTTCAACTGATCTTTTACTAATCCAAATTGTCCTCCATTTTGATCTAAAAAATCTACAAATTCATTCATCATTTTTTGTTTTTCATATTGAGCTCTAGCTTTTTTACCTGTAGGTATTTCTTTAGGTAATTTTTTCTTAGCAGTTAAATCATATTCATTAAATATATTTCTTAAAACTTTATTCATTTCATTAGTTTCTATGTCAACTTTAAATTGATTTTTTTTACCAGCAGATATAATTTTTTGTTGAAGTATACCTAATCTTGAATTTATTCTTTCATTTACTTCATTAAATACTATTCCCATTTTATCAATTTGATTTACTTCAGGTGTTTTAAATATATTGTCTTTATTTTTTTGCATATTAGCAAAAGAATTTCTAACACCTTTATCAGATGCAAATAGTTCATCTTCTCTAATATTTTTTACATTCTTTCTAATATTTTCTACAATGTTGTCACTTGTTTTAGCATCTATATCATCAAGACCTGTTGTAGTTTTTAATATTTTCTTTTCTATATCTAAATTTTGTACTCTTTTATTTGCTGATTCTAATGCATTAACATAAGCTTTTTCTGCAACTCCGCCCTTTGTAATAATTCCTGATTCGGGAATAGCATTAGCAACACTTATTGCAATATATTCATCAGCAGCTTTTTCATCTACTCCAGCATTCATTAAAACTTTTTTTGCATCATTTATAGTTTTAGACATACCCTCATCTAGAGATCCGCCTGATTTTATAAATTTACCAACTGTATCTCCTGATAATCTATCTGATCCAGCCATAAATACTTGTTGTTTAATAACTTTAGCTAGTGGTAAAAATAAAGCTGTAGCAGCAGCATCAATAGCTCCTACTTTAAGAGCTTGATTAAATGCAAGATTATCAAACTCTTCCTCTTTCATATCATCAAACATTCCATATTTTCTTCCAGTTTGTAATCTAAAATATTCTGCAGTACCTGCTGCAAATCCTGAACCACCAACAGTTCCAACAGGACCTAAACCAGATCCTATTGTTCCTCCAGCTATACTTGCTGTAATAACTGCAGCATCTCCAGCAAATCCTTGTAAATCAGAAGTATCAAAACCCGGTCTGTTAAATGTATATAAATAACCATCACCACCTAATTCTTTAGGAATAGAAAAAACTAAACCTTGATATTGATCGTTACCTGCACCTACAGATTGATTCTTGACTACAATTTTATCTTTATATTGATCCACGGTTTCTTTATCCATACCTTCGTCAATAAGATTTTGTGCTAAAAGTTTTTTAGCTGCTTGTACTTGAAAACCTGGATCATTAAGTCCAAAACTTAATTTATATCGAACATCAGATGGTGCTTCCTTATTAGTTCTAATACCATACATATTGAAAACTTCACTCTTATCAGGCATGTAATATCCAAGAGTTTCATCTAAACCCATAATGTTTAGATCATCAAAATCTTCAGTTTTTTGTTTTACTTTTTGAGTAGTGTTTTCTATTAAATCAAAATCAAAACCCTCTTTAGCAAGAGCTTCTTTTTTAGTATTTACAGGTTGTTTAGTAGTTCTTTCTCTTAGATATTCATCTTTATTTATTGCACCAGTAACTAATCCCTCTGCTGTTTTTTCATCAAGACCATTAGCAATAAGTTCATTGTAAACATCTTTTTGTTGTATCGAAAGCTCTGCCATTATTCTGGTGGATTAAATAAATCTTCATTAATTTTATTTTGAATTATATTTTGAATTTGCATTTCTTTATTTACTTGACTTGTTTTATAAGTTTGAAAATAATCTACAGGACCTTCTTTAAAATCTGGTGCTAGTTGTTGATAGTAATAAGCGTTTATAATTCTAAATGGATTTGCTTCTTCTGCTGTACCAAATAATTCTACAAGAGATTCACTACTTACTTTATCTTTAAGTTCATTAGCTAAAGCTTGTGCTGCCTTTTCATTTGCAACAGATTCAAATTCTATGTCTTTATTTGTAAATGCTTCTGTTTTTGCAAATTCTGGAATTTTTTCATTTATTTCCATCATAGCTTTTTGAGCAGCAACAAGTTTTCTTAAAGCTTGTGGGTTAGTACCTACGTCTCCAATTGTACTTAACAAAACTTGAATATCTTTATCAGAAGCTGGATATAAGTCTTTAACTTGTGAAACTATCGCTGCTTTAGTTGCTGCAGAAAATAAATCTTTAAAAGCAACTTTATCTGAAGCAGATAAATCTTGACCAGTTTCTAAGCCAGATACATTTTTTTTAAGATCCTCATATTTTTCTGATAAGCCTAGTTCTGAAAATACTTTTTCGAATGGTGTTAGAAACTCTGATACTAAACCAGTTGGTGCTTCAAAACCTTTTTGAGCTAATTTATATAATTCTATATATCTTTGATCAAGTGCGCCATATTGTTGTTTTTTATCTCTGTATCTTTTTTGAAAATCTGGATAAAGTTTTAATATAGCTTCATCAACAGTTCCTCTAATTCTAGGTGGCTCACCTTTCAATGCTTTTTGTAACCCTGCTTGTGCTTTGATAATGTCTATATCTTGTTTTTTTCTTTTAGTTTCTACAGCTTCTGATTCTAAAAATCCTTTCTTCTGACCCCCGGCTATAGTACCAATTGGTGATTTAGCTTGAGTAATAGGTGTGTATGAAGATGCATCAATTAAAGTATTAAGACCAGAAAGAAACATCATTCTTTTTTCACGGTCATCATAGACAGTTTCTAATTTTTTTTCAGCACCTTCAGCAATGTTTGTAAAAGCTTCTCCTACACTATTTACAAAAGTTTTAAATCCACTATCTTTCTTTTTACCTGCCTCTAAATCTTCTATATCTTCATACTGATCTACATTACCTTTTGCCTCTGCAGTTCTTTCATCAAGAAGTTTTTTAGCTAATTCAGAATCAAAAGCTTTACCAGTTACTTTAACTTCAACTTTTTCTGTATCTTCTGCCATTAGTTTACCTTTTTAAATTCAACATCTATCTTAGAGTAATCGACCATTAAGTAACCATCGTCATTTACCATAGAAGCTTCTGGTACTTGATGTGCCATAACACCTTGGTATGTTACATCATCACCTTTATATTTAAAGTTATAAATATTAATTCCACTAGGAGATTGACCAACTAATTGGATATTCTCTTTAGCTCTAATATCTGACATTGCAGCAAAAGCTTGACCTGCACCAAGTATTTGTGCAAATGGACTTGGAGAACCGACCGGTGTTCCTACCATCGCTGATCTTTCTTCTCCATAAGTTCTAATAGGTGCACCTGCTAAAGCACCAATCATTTGTCTTACTTGACCAGCAGGGTATTCTCTTTCTTCAATGAAATCTCTATAAGCTTCAGTTAATCCAGCTTGTTCTATTCCTCTTTGTAAACTTCCAGCTTGACCTAAACCTGCTGCAGCACCAGCAAGTCCTGATAATTGTGCTTGAGCAGCACCTAATTGAGCAGCACGATCAGCTGCAAATCTTTGTGCGCCTGATTCAAAACCAGCTTGTCTTAATCTAGCTGACGTATCAGCAACTTGATCGAAATATCTTTCTCTACCTAAAACTCTTTCAATACCTTCTCTAGATCCACCAAAAGCTCCTGCTCCAATTGCTCTTGCCGCCATTGATCTTTCTTGCTGACCATAAGCTTCTCCTAAATCAGATAAAGTAGATTGTATAACTGCATTTTGATATGGATTCATATACTGTTGCATAGTAGCAGTATCAAAAGTTTGTTGTCCAATTTGTGCTAACTGACCTGCTTGTGGTAAAATTTGATTAGTAAATACATCAGAAACTTGTTGCTCTTGTGGACTTATTTGAGCTACACGTTGACCAGTGTATCCTTGATAAGGTTGAGTAAAAACATCTTCAGCTGTTCTTAATGTACGTTCTTGAATTTCTTTAAAGTATTCTGGTATTTGCGAAGTAACTGTTTGTTGACTTGGCGCTTGAACTACTGTTGTTGATGGTTTAAAAAGACTACCCATTGATTATATATGTTCCTCCGATATTTTTATATCCTAATTTAATAAAGGCGTTATGTTTTCTTTCAACGTCTTTACCTTGAGTTATTTCGCATAAAGCAGTTAATTTTTTACTTTGTGCGTATTCTTTAAAAACTATCATTATAGCTCTAAAGATATGAAAATTACGATATTTAGGATTAACATGTAACCATAGACTTCTAAGAAATCTTTTGTCGCTATACCATGTTTCATCTATAGCAGCAGCCATAGTTCCTACAATAACATTTTCATATTCTACTACTATAACAAAACTATTTCTAATGTAAAATATAATATGATCAAGTAATTTCTTATTATTTACATTACCAAAGTTATAAGGTGATTCTGGAAGCCAAGTCTTTAAAAGCTCTCGAATACGTACAGCATCATCAATACGAGCTTGTCTAATCTTATATTTATCTTTTTCCATCAGGTCTTATATTGATTCTTAATGTACCAAATCGCCAATTACTACCTAATTCGTCACTTTCTATTTTAATGGAAGATTGTCTTCCTCTTGTTCTTGTATTATAAAACGATGTTGTATTAGATACTGTAATGGTTTCTCCTGTAGTTTTAGAGCTATTAGGATAATCTCTAGTAGATATAGTTATATTAGCATTTCCAGTTTGATTTTTAAAATCTGGTATAACTTTATTAATAAAACTAAAATTCTCTCCATCAGCAATGTCTCCATCACCTGATTCTATATAAGAAGTGATCGCAGAACCATCAGCATCAACACCATCTTCATGACGATAGATTAAACTTCTTCCAGCAGTGAGACCATATATAGTTGAATATGTATTCGCAGTAGAATTAGATAAGTACTGAGTAGCTAAAGGATTTTGCTCTACTCCATTATCTATATATGTACTTCTTGATAAATTACCAAAATACCAACTATTTTCTAAATGATTATAAATTACATACTTATCTATAAAATTAGATGAAGCTGAGCAGTAATACCAAATCACTTCAGAAAAGTCAGAAGTTTGTCCAGCATAAACTTGAGAGTATTGAGTTTTATTTATATTATCAAAAACATGATTTAATATAGGACAAGGTATTTCTTGAACAGCACCTGCAAATCTAAAGAATTGGCCATCGGCCATCCAGTAAGCTACGTCATCTATTACAATTGCACTATTTAATCCAACGGTTCCGCAGTCATTACCGAGTTGACGAAAACCAAATATAAAAGGTGGACCAATAAAAGACATCGATTGAAGTGCTGTATCTGTCCATACAAGTATAGTTCCTTTTGCAGGTATAGCTGATCTTATTTCACTACCACCTGCAATTCTTTGTGACCCTGCTGAGTTAGTTACGTTAGGAGTCCAAAAATTATAATTTTCTTGATCTGACCATCTTATAAATAGTTTATCTTGTGTACTAGATGTTCCTATAGTTGTCTCTGTTCCCATACAAATTAAATGTCTAGTTTCTGTAGATACTATTGATAAAGTAGAAGCTGTAGGAGCATTAGCAATAAGTGTAGCTCTATTGTCAGTCATACCTCCTGATTCGTTCCACTCATAAGTAGCTCCATCTCTTTGAGTTAAAATTAAATCTTCTCCCCAATTATTTAATGACCACTGTCTCATATCTAGTGTAACTTCAGAAGTAGAACGTGGTTCATTCCAAGCTTCTGCTGACCATGAACCTGAGTTCCAACCATATCCAAAAGTTTGTATACTAGGACCTATATTTATTTGATATGATATATCAGCGTTAGCTGTATCAGTAACTGTTGATGTGGCAGTTCCAGGTGTTGTAATTGTATAAGCGTCAGTATTATTAATAGCAACAATTTCAAATTCATTTTCTAAATCAGTAGTAGTAATACCTCCTACATTTGCTGATACATTAGATATAGTTATAAAAGCACCTAATATAGCTCCATGTGCAGTATGATTAATTATTACATTAGAGCTAGTATCAGTAGTAGTAAATACAGAAGTTAAACTATTAGATTGTCTAATAGGTGTAATATCTTGATTAGTTCCACCTTGATATGCATAAACTTTTCTATCTGTGCCAATTGATTGATAACGAGTACCATCTAAACTAATCCAAGAAGCAATATCTGCAGGTCTTCCTACATAATAATCTTCACTAAATTTAGTCCAACCGCCTATTTTTTGAGGTAAACCTTTTCTAAATCTAATCTTATCACAATCAGTCCATCTACCTTCTGCACCAGTTTCGGTGTTTTCGGTGTCTAAACCAGGTAGAAAATTAAGTTGAGTTAATGGCATAACAAAAATTATATAACAAAACTACAAAAAATCTATTTATTTCTTATCGAGCTAGTCCTGGTATTCCAGTGCTTGTAACAAATGGATTATTTGCAAATGCCATGTAGATAAATGATGCACCAGAACCATTAATTTCTCCACCACTTGAAATTAACTTAAAGCCATTTGAATATATATCCATAATATTAGTATTTCCAGCAGCTTCACTTCTTGAATCATTTGCTGATAATTCTGGATTTCCAACTGTAGCTGTATTATTTGGTCTTCCATTAAAACCTACTCTTTTTATATCACATATAAACCAAACTCCTGTACTATCAGTTCTCTTACACATAACCCAAGCAGGTTTGAATCCTGTATAAACAAATGTTCCATCTGTACTTCCATTACCAACGTAGCTTCCAAACTTACTAAATCCTTTTTTTTCTGCGAACGCATACATTATATAAGTATTATTATTTCCATTTATTTGATCATTAGTTCCTAAATTAACTACTGAAGAAGTTGGACTTGTGTCATTCCAATATTCACTAGATGTGCTAACAGCACCAGTACTATTCAAAGCAATTCTTTTAGTGTTTCCTAAACTGCTATGATACACATTCCAATCTCTAGGTGTTGAATCACCAGTTCCAATTCTTTTTTTTATAATAAACCAATCTGGTGCAACACCTAAGTTATGTGGAATAGTATGATTTGCAGTGCCATTTCCAGTAAATGCTGTTATAGAAAAACCAGCTGTTGTTGAAACTGATGCAGTGTAAGATTGTGCAGTGCCAGAGCCTGTTGTACTACCAGATACAGATGTTCCAGCTAACCAACCCCAAAGTACATAAGTGCTACCAGAAGCATTAACATTATCTACATCATCTCCAAGTGTAAAACCATTACTATCAAAACTTGTAAGATATGTAGTTTGTTCTCCACTAGTAGCTTCAGCATCAGTATCATTAGGTACAAGTGATCTATTAGCACCTCTTACAGAATCATATAAAAAGTGATTTGCTCCACCACTTCTTCGTTTAAACCATACCATATCAGGTTGCATATCTGTATTACCATCAAAAGTTTGTGCATTATTTGTTGTGCCATCTCCTGCGTAAGGTTTGGTTTGAAAGTATGCTGTTGGGTCGTCTATATCTGTGTAAGCCATATTTATATTCCTTTTAACTTGTTAAAAGCCATTATCCATACTCCGCTAAGTTTTTTGTGTTAAGTGCATAATATCCTGATGGTACAGAATATTCAAAATTTCCATAACCATTCTCATCACTATTTCCTGATGAGATTGTAAAAGATGGAGAAACAGCATTTAATTCAAATGTTCCTGTTGCCGAACTATGAGCATGACCTACTCCTATAAAATAAAATGTTTTATCTGTACTTAAAGATATAGCAGCTGGAGATCCTGTAAATGCTTGGTTCCAAGAACCAGATCCATTAGCATACTGACCATTTTTTGCAAAATAAACGTTATTACTATCCATATCTAAAGCTATCGAAATTATATCTCCAGCTCCCCAGTTTCCATGCCAACTTGTAGAGCCAGAAGTATTTTCAAATTTAGTACCATTATGATTTCTAATACCATAAGCAAAAGCTCTACCTTCATAATTATCTATAGTTCCTTTAGTAGCTGCAGGATCACCAACAACACAAATAAGCATTTCTCCATTTCCTAAAGGTTCATTAGCTCCTGTTTGTTTAACTTCTATATACCATTTACCAGATGAAACTCCGATTGTTGACAAGCCTCCACCATTAGTTCCACTTGAAACAAGTTTTAAATTTCCTTCTGAAAAAGCTGTTGTCCCATCACTAAGAAAATTTGGGTTAAATGTTGGAGCATTATTGGTGCAAGTATCAGTAGATTGATCAATAGATGTTAGGTTGTTTGCAGTAAAATCGTTATTATTACCTGACACATCGTTTCCTAATGATGAACTATCTTCAAAGTCTAAATAATAAGATGTATTACCACCAAAGGTTAAACCTGATACATCAGTGGGTTTCCATATTCCTGTGTCTTCGTCAAATTCTCCAAAGCTAGTTGCATCTAATTGCTGATCGTCAATATGTACAATTTCAGCCATATACCCATCAAAATAATTACCATCACTTCTACGACCAATATAAGGATAATAAGTTCCACCAACATTCCAATAAATTTCTTTATTTTGATCTGGTTGAGTTGTATTTTCATCCCAAGTATATTCCGAGCCATTTATGTACAATCTCATTCTTGATGTTGATGTTGATTGAGTTGTGTCCACAGATAAAACAATGTGCATCCATGCAGATAAATCTTTAAAAACTCTCTTAGTTTTTAAATCACCCATACCAGTAGTTGAAGTTTGCCAAGTTAATTTATCATTACTATCAAAAAAGAAATATCCTTCATCTGAACTACTAAAAGAAGATGAAGCTATCATTGATGTTCCTAATGATGTTCTTTTTAACCAAACACTAAAAGTAAATTTTTGTCTATTACCAGCTGGAGAACTATTCCATTGTAGATAATCTGAACTACCATCATTAAACCTACATGAGTTAGCAACCTCATAACTGCCTGCTGCCGATTGGTTTCCTCCAACTATTAACACGTTAGATTACCTCCTCTGGCCACTCTCCTATAGGTCTTGTATACACAGGATCTTGTTCTGTTCCTGTGTTAGTATATTCATATAATGCTTTGAGTGCATCGACATTTGCTGCATTATCTATTGCAGTTTCCATTTCATTTGATTTAGTTCTAACTGCTGCTCTGTAAGTTGTAATATTTGCAGGTACAGTGTAATCAGCAACTTCAGTTGCTTTAACGACATACCAATCTGTTTTAGCAAGTAATTCTGCAGCTTGATCTTTTACTATTCTTTTCTTTTCAGTTTTTAAACCATAGTTAATTACTTGGTTGCCATCATCATCTAATACAGGATCACCATTATCATATACTGCATTTTCATCATTTAATCTTTTAGCAGTTGCAGTTTCCCAAGATTTAGTAACTTGACCATTTGCAAAATTATATTGTTCGTTAGTGTTATTGTAATATGCTGTATCTTTGTAATTTGTTGAATCAGTTATAACTTCATAAATTCCAATAGCTTCTAATTCTTCTTTAGACCATTTAGTAAATATATCTGCTGAATATTGATTGTCATTTAAAATAAAACCTTTAGGGTTTTGAAAGTATTTAGTGATTTGATTATTTTCTACTAATGCGTACATAATTCTCCTACGATAAAGTTAATGCTAGGTTTCTACCAACTTCTAGCCATTTGCTTCCATTGTATCTAAATACAAATAAGTCTCCAAGACTTGCAGTTGCTGTTAATGTTGGAGCAGTATCAGATGCAAATTCATATACTGCGTTCCATGTTAAAGTTCTTCCACCTGTTCCATCTTGAATAACAAGTAAAGAAACAAATTGGCCTGTAGCACCATTTGTTGGAGCTGCCATTGTTCGGTTTCCAGCTAAAGTTACTTTCGCAACAGGCTCTGCTTGTGCATCCCAAGAAATAGTTGCGCCATCAGTTAATGTTGCTTCTGGATTGTAAGCTGCATCATTAAATTTAATAAAACCAGTTCCCTTAGTCGTTAAATCTATTCCGATGTTCGTATCACCTCCTGTTGCAGATAAAATTGGATTACTTCCTGTAGCATTATTAGTAATTGTAAATTCATTAACAGCTGATCCTGTTTCTACAAATTTTATTAATTCTTCTGTGCCATTACCAATAGCATTTCCATTAACATCTAATTGTCCTCCTAATTGAGGAGTAGTATCTTGAACAACTTCTGAAAGTAAACCCGATCCTGCAAATACATCTACAACACTTGTTCCTGTTGTATATAATAATTTTTTAGTTCCTTGAGTAACAACTACTCCATTAGCAGCATGACCTGTATTAGAAAAAGTTAAAGTTTGAGATCCTGTAGTATTATTAAATATTATATATTCACCTTCTACAGCATCAGTAAAAACATGAATATCTGCACCTAAAGCTCCAGTTAATTCTAATACTTTATTATGTACTTGATCGTCTGTTGTAGAATCATCTGTGTTTGATGTTGAATTATTTGATGTTAAAGTTACATTTGCAGAACCTGCCACATTAACAGATTGATAACCTGAAACAGAAGCATCAACTCTGTTTAAAACATAATTAACTAGATTACCCCAATTACCTGAATTTTCTCCAGATGCTTGTCTTTCTAGTTTTAATCTCGATGTAAAAGTTGATGGCATAATTCTTTATACTCCTAATATTATATATTGTAAATAATATATATTTGTATCCATTTGTCTAGTGAATATTAGTCCAATTTTCTTGATTATTATCATTAATTGGATCCCAAAATTTTAAACTTGTTACATTAACATTTGATTGATTTCCAATAATAGATAAAAAATTTTCTGAGTTAGGAATTATATTAGCTGAAGTAATAGTAACTTCATTACCTGTTATAGATAATATTTGTTCTGCGCTTATTGTTATATTATTTGCTATAATTGTTAATTCTTCTCCAGTAATTGGAATTATATTTTCAGAAGTAGTTGTAGTTATTCCTAAATTAGATTGTAATTGTTCTCCTACAATATCTATTAAATTAGCTGTACCAGTTGCAATAGTTCCTAATTCTACATTAGCTTCAAAAGTAGGAGTATTTATAGTTATAGCTCCATTAGCAGTCACAGCAAAAGTATTAACTGTAGCTGTTAATTCTTCTCCAGTCATTGTTAAAAATGCTGTACCTGTTACAATTTCTTCACCTTGAGATGTAGTTAATTCTTCACCACTTATAGTTATAGGAGCACTAGCTGTAACAGTTATATTATTAGCAGTAGTAATTAATTGTTGTCCATCTTCAATAAAGATTGTACCACTTCCTGCAACAATATTACCAATAGGAGAATTCCAATTACCTTCACTCCAACTTTCTCTACTCCAACCTCTACCATCATTTATTGAAATTCCTAAAGAAATACCATTAGCAGTAAATACTGCACCATTGCCTAAAGAAAATGTAAAATCACCTGTATCTGAAGTTACTTGTAATCCAGTTATAGCTGCACCAGTTGCAGCATCATTCCAAGAACCTAAGTTCCAATCACCTTGGCTCCATGTACTTGCCATAAGGATTTTCTCCTTATGCTATTCTGATTAAGCCGTTAGTAGCGTCAGCGTTAGGAAACTGTAACTCAAATGTACCGTTAGTAGAAGTTTTTACACCTCCAAAATCTAAAACTGCAATAGAAGAATTACTATTGTTTGCATTATAGATTAATGCAGCTTGAGCTGAAATAGTTGCATTTGCAAATGAAACATTATCTGCATCAAAAATTGCAGTTGTTCCATCAGTAGAAATTGCAACATTAGTTAAAGTTGCACCACCTATTGTGTAGTTTGTACCACTATCAGATATTTCATTTGCTGTAATATAAGCAGTAGTGTTTTGGTTAAGAGTTGCAGTGTTGTCGTAAAGTGCGCACTTTAATGTCTGAGCTTCTAAATTTCCGCCAGGCGACATTAAGTCTTGTTTAAACGACACTGTAATCGCTTGAGATATTGCCATGTTTATTGTCCTCCAGTTAATGTGTTTTCGCCTAGTGGACTACCAGGAAACTTATAGTCAGTTCTTCTGTTTCTACGAGCTTCGTTATTGATAGCAGCCACACTTTCGACATACTTTTGTTTGTATATATTATAGTCTTCCATGTTCTTTGTAAAGAGATTTGCTTCAGATAAACAACCATATAAAAGAGCATCAGAAGCATTTTCAGTATACCAATTAGTTGTATTAGTATTAGATAATGGATTAATTCTTCCTTGATATCCTAATTCTATAGTATAAACAGCATCTGGTGTTGGTGCAATATATAATGTATTATCATCAAAATTAGAAAAATATCTTGGTGTTGATGTTATAGAAGCATTTGGCCAATATTCTTGAACATACTCCAAAGGTTTTATTTCTAAAAACTGTCTTTCATTATTAACAAGTATATTAACATAATTCAATAACATTGGTTCTATAGCAGAAGGTAATGTAATAAATCTATCACCAATACTTGTGCTAGATTGAACATTTTGATTAAAACCAGTTGGATCTATTTCTCTTGATAATTTATTTTGTGTATTACCAATAAATGTATCTAACTGAGAATTAAAATCTGTTCCAGTATTTTCAGCCCAAGTTTGTATATCAGTCTTTAGACTGCTGTATGTCATTGGCATTTTTATCTGCTCCTTCTACATTAAATTTATTCCACACATTACCTCTAAATGGATAAGTTCCATAGTGAGTTAATGGGCTAATAACATCAGCGTAGATTTTACCACCTATTTTTTGCCATAATCTACAAAAAGCATAATCTTCTGATAGATATCTATTACTTTTTTCATCAATAATACAGTCAAAAAATGCATAACAATTATTACTTGAAAATCTTTCATTATTAATAATTTGATCTGATGTATATTTTAAATTACTGTAAGC